CGGTTGTTTGAGGAGCTTTTTATGAAGAATGATTATCAAACTACTCAAGCATATTCTAACGCTACCAATTTGCCTACAGAAACATGCAAGCTGATATTGGACGACTTCCGGTTGTTAGGGGTAGCGGACAGGCAAGGCAGCCATGAGTTTACATGGAAGATAAAAGATAATGTTTATGCCTTAACATTGAAAGCGGGGTTGTGATTGAGGGGTAAAAAGTCGCCAGGGGTATATATGAACCTATTATATTTACAAAATCCACATATCGTATCGACTTTTCCCCCCTCGATAAGGATAAAAATATGGAAGAAATGACAAAAACCGTAGGAATTGGGAGTAAACCTATCCTTCGAGATACAAGCGGTCGTTTCATACCGGGATCAGGTGCGCCTAACCCAGGCGGCAAGCCAAAAGGCGTGAAAGAGAACGCCGTAAAGATAAAACAGGTGATATTCAAGGTCTTTCTTGAAATATTCGGAGATCCGGAGAAACCGGAAAGTATGGAAAAATTAAGGGAATTTGCGCGTAGGAAGCCATACGACTTCTTAAATCTTGTAGTAAGAGCTTTACCGCGAGAAATGGATATATCTAACGACAATGAAGGCGCGAAGCTTATTTTAATACGCTCCGGGGATAAGTTAGAAAACAGGGTTGAGGTAGCGGTTATAGACGGACTGAAAAGCACTCTCCCCAGCGCTGAAACTGCTACTGTTGTGGAGGCAAACAATCCTCCCCCTAAAATATGAGGGATTTCTGTGGCAAGGAAATGGGTGGTTAATATACGACCGATTGTTTGGTATGAAAAAGAAAATGGAAATGCGCGAGAGTTACGCGAATAATCCGGCTTATGCCGATTTAGATTTTGAAGCTTTATCGATGGATGCTATTTCTGCTGCGGAGAGAACTACTGCCTCATTAAGACCTTCAGAAGAACCATCGCTGTTTTCAGCTGGTCGCCAAGTGCCATCAGAGTCAAGCACCTTGATGGGCCAGGATCTAAAATCAGCTACTCTGCCATCCGGGAATCTTAATACTAAACCTGGATCTTCCATAACTTATCCTTCTGTTCCTATTGATTCTAAAGACGCTATTGTTGCGGCATCTTCTACCGGGATCTCGCCTTCCGGATCGAAGTGTGAGGTATCTGGCTTCCAAGCTCCGTCAACTAATACGGAAAACTTGCCATCTGAAAGTCGGGTAAATGCACCATCTGATTTACGCCTTGAAAATACAGCCATTGGTGTTTCTCCTTCCAATACAACTATATCACATTTCGGTGGATGGGTCAATAACCGCCGATTGTTTGGTATCGTCGGAGCTTATCACAGGGTAGCAGAAGATATGGCCGCCGTTGCGCGTAAAAGCGCCCAGGACGCGCGATGATAGCGGGATAAGGGCAATGGGCGCAAAAAAAGATAATCGAACGTAGGGCAACGTCGCGCGAAATAAGGCAAAGGGGGCAACAATGGTGATAGACAAGGATATGTTGGAAAGCGCAAGGAACGGATCTGGCCGGAAAGGCCAAACTAACCTTATTAAATACCTGGAAGGCGGCCGGCTTACACAGCGGCAGGCAATCCAGGCCAAGTGCTATGATTGCAACGGCATGGGTGAAAGTGCGGAATGTAGCACAGAAAGCTGCGCTTTATGGCCATATTCGCAGTTTGCCTTTAAAAATGCTTCCACGAGCGATATAGGGAATCAGACAAGTGCTACTTCCTGTTAGGGGGTATTACCTCGCAATAGACGCTGTAGGAAGCGTTAAAGTGGCTAAAGTGGCCATTGTAGGAGCGGTTTAAGGCCTTAAATGTATAGATAAGGGGACGGATAAATGGACAAGATAATACAATTATTACCCATGCAGACGAAGTTTATGGATTCAGAGGCGCGCTTTCCGGCCATGATCAGCGCAATAGCCACAGGAAAGACGTTTGTCCTTCTGTCAAAGATATGGCGCTTTTGTGAGACTTACCCGGATAGTCTCGCCCTGGTGGTAAGAAAGACCTTTACAGACTTGCGGGACAGCACTATGCGCGACTTTGAGCGCTACTTTAACGCCCAAATAGATAGCAATAAGGAATTTCACTTCCCTAACGGCAGCGCGCTGATGTTCCGGCACGGTGATGAGATATCCACGCTAAAGAACGTAAACTTGTCTATATTCGGCATTGAGCAGGCCGAGGAGTTTGCCACAGATGAAACCTTTATATTCCTTCGTGATAGACTTCGCCGGGATAACTCTCCGTATAGGCAGGGTATCATTGTAGCCAACGCAGCCGGCCGGAATTGGGTATATAACTTGTGGGTAGCCGGAGCTGATAGATCTGATATAGATACCGACACAGGACAATATCAATATCTCAAAGGCGAGTATGACTGCTATACGGCTAATACCTTCGCCAATGAAAAAAATCTACCGGCAGACTTCATTAAAGACTTGAGATTAATGGAGAAAGATTCGCCTAATCACTATAAACAATATGTCTTAAATAGCTTTGATGACCTGCTTTCAGACGACCTATTACTTACCGGCGAGCTCGTCTATAACAGCCCAAAGCTTGAATTTACTCTACCCAGAGGAAGGGTGCTTGGCGTGGACGTAGCCAGGTTCGGAGAGGATGAGTCAGTATTCTGTATCATAGAGAATAAAAATCTCATTAAGTTTGAGCAGATACATCAAGAAACCTGGAAGAATAAAGACTTAATGCAGGTAGTCGGTAAGATTATCGATATGGCAAAAACTTTCAGAGTTGATTCAGTAGTAGTCGATGATACCGGCATGGGTGGCGGTGTAACGGACCGCCTGGGGGAAATGAGGATCAACGTCATGCCGTTTGTTTCAGCGGCTAAAGCCGGCAATTCTGAAAAGTATGCCAATAAGCGCAGCGAGGGGTATTTCAGGTTGCAGGAGTTGTTTCATAAGGGATACATTAAGATATTGCCCGATGGGAAACTTCAAGAGCAATTACTGTCGATAAGGTTTAAGTATAACTCATCCGGGCAGAAACTCATTGTATCTAAAGACGAAATGAGAAAGGAAGGCCTGAAAAGCCCGGACAGAGCAGACGCGCTTATGTATGCTTGCTATTTCAAGGATCAGTTTAACGATATTACGCGTAATAGTGGATACATCAAAAATAGAATGCGGGAATCGGAAAGGTTATACCGGGAGTGGGATCCTTTTCGGGAAGCAGGAATACCATAACAAAAGGAGGAAGTCATGGAAAGAGAAGATGGGTTGAGTCAAGAACGGTTGGACGCGGCGCATGAAGATATGGGATGGAAGATAGGATCGCCGGATCAGAATGGTGGCGTGGACGACTATCAGCTTGATGATGTAATTATGCCGGAAGGCCTGGCTGAATGCGCTCCATTCGATAAAGCGATGTTTATCGAGGTCATGAAGAAACGCGGCATTAGTCTTGAACAGGCGAAAGGCCTTTGGGAAGACTATACCAAGATGTCTACTGACGCCTACATGAAGGCGCAAGTCGCGGCAGAGGAGAAACGCCTGGCGGATGAAAGAGCAAGGCATGTGGAAAATCTGAATCAGAAGATAGAAGGCGCTTCAGGTTATAACTTGACGCCGGAAGAAGCACAGGCCGAAATAGACCGGATAGTAAGCGATCCGAATCACGCCTACTGGGACGACCGGGCTTCTATGGCCAAAAGAGATGTCGCCATAGCATACGTCAACCGGCTTTATGAGATAGTAGCCGGCAGGGAAACATCTATTGAAGGATACCTTGCAAAAAGTCACCAAGACCGCCAGGAGCAGATCCGTGGACTTCATGGGTCGCTATCCGGTAGCGGAGATGTAAATAACCGCAGCTCAAGCAATAATATTGCTCCGAGCCAAAGCGAGGAAGGCATGGGTGGCATGCCGATGGAGGGGATATAAATGGATGGAATGACAGTAAGCGATAAGGAATTGGCTTTACGGCAGAAGATACTCGAGATTCTTAAAGGACTTCCACCGAGATACCAGAAGGAGATTTTAAGGCTCTGCATGGATCAGGTTGAAAGGGATGCAGAAACCGGATAGGTGGTTACCTTCAAATAGACGAAGAAACGGATAATTTTTGTTATGCCACAAAAAGATAATTAATTTCATTGACTTGCTTGTCCTCCGAATAGTATAATAATAACCACCACAAAGGAGTGGCTATTAAAGCTGAAAAGAGGATATTAGGTGTCTTGGTGTTTAGCAACTCGAAAGTGAGTTGCTTTTTTATTTTAAGATAGGAGTGATGGATGAAAAAGCTTTTGACGGTTGTAATATTAATATCATTGGTTTTTCCCTCAGGAATTTTATTAGCAAGTTCTGAGAAAAATGACAAACTAACCGTAGGTAAAGTCCAGCGAGAGATTCGAATTGGTATGCCATCTGCTAATGTAATAGAGGTGCTCGGTTCGCCTAATATCGTTTCTACAGATGAGAATAGGCTGGAGGTGTGGGTTTATGATAAAATCGCTACCGACATATCTTATTCGGATACAGCTGGCGGCGTTT